TTTTGCGTGGTCTCCCCCCTCCGACACCACGTCCCGGACGTTGAGCGTTCCATTCATCGATGGTCTCAGGCAACCAGCCGCGCGTGCGCCCTATCGTGGCGTCGGGCTCAGGGAGCTTGAGGTTGAGCAAGCCGCCACTGGTGATGCCAAGGCGTTCTGCGACCTGCTTGACGCCGAGATATTCAGTCGCCATTGCTTGCCCTTCCTGCCAGATAACCCAGCACGCCCGAGCACATTCCGAACACACCTGCCGGTACGCTCTGGGATGCGATGGCCAGCGCGAGGCTGACGACTCCGAACATGAGTGCGATGATTCCTATCTTGCCGTTCATGATGTTCCATGGAATAGTTGGGAGTGGAGCCGTGGCTCTGGATAGTACGATTATCCGGAATCCACGGCTCTTGTTACCGCTTGCGCCGTCTGTTCAGCGGCTTTCGCGGCTTGCTCTTCGCAATCAATGCGACGGCCACGGCGGCGATGGGTGCGAGTGCCGCACCCAATCCGGAGAGGAACTCCCCGATGGCCTTGAGCAGCTCCGCGATCTGTTCCATGTTCACCTCCTTTCCTTGGCTGACATATCTATAGTAACACAATAACTATAGATATGCAAGCCGAGGACACCAAGACACGCCAACGGACACAATGACTGCGAGGCACACATGAGCTGGCGAGTCTGCTCGACACCCGGATGTCCGAACCTCATCGAGACACCGGCACGCAAATGCGACGCCTGCACCCGAGCCCAACGGGACCGCACCCGTACCCGTGGACGCAACCCATACAACACCAAGGGACATCAATCGTTTCGCAGGCAGGTGCTCGCACGAGACCCATACTGCACATGCCCCGGCAACCCCGAGCATGGAGGCTGCGGCAAACACAAAGGGCTCTGCGGCAATCCAAGCACAATCGCGGATCATTATCCATACGAGCGAATCGAACTCATAGACATGCGACTCAATCCGAACGACCCGAAGTTCGGACGAGGATTGTGCAAGCAATGCCACGACGTGAAAACCGGCAGAACAAGACCAGCAGGCTTCAATACCGAACAGTAAAAAACAATCGGCAGCCGCATATCCTTGCAAAAAACGATCGGCGACACCTAGGGGGGTGGGGTATCGACCACCCCTGCCTGAACCGCCGGTGAGCTGTCTGACGGGTGCGCAGGGTTCAAACATCACTGGCGGGCCGCCGCGATGGCGGTCCCGTCGATCTGTCGCTAGGGCGCAAGGCCATGACGAGAGGTGAACATCATGCCAAGTGGAGGCAAACGAGTACGCTCCGGGCCGGCCAAGGACCCGAACAGCGAGAAGAGCCGCAGACTCGGATACACATTGCAGAGCCTGCCGAACACCGAGTGCCGGATGAAGCCGCCGGAATGGCCCTTGGAGCCCGCCGATGACGAGCGCGTCCGCGAACTTGAGGCGGAGAAGTGGGGATGGCTGTGGAAGCTGCCTCAGGCACGCGCCTGGCATCTGCCCCAGTTCAAGTGGATGATTCACGAACTGGCGTTGTACGCGCGGCTTTCCACCGCATGCGAGATCGCGCCGGCACCCACGGCGTTGACCGTGCTGCTGCGCATCTCCGACCGCGTCGGCATGAGCGCCGCCGGATTGCAGGCGTTAGGCTGGAAAATCGAGGCGGAGGCCGAGCGGAAGCCAGTCGATTCGGAGTTCACGCGCCGCAGGGCCAAGGAGCTGAACCGGGAATCAGCCGCCGAACGCTCTCCCATGGACGAGACGAGGCATGTGTACCAGCGTCGGATGAGCGGCAATGGCTGACGAGGATTCATGGCTCATCGACTTCCCCACGTTGGGGCATCTGGTGTGCGCATGGATCGAACGTCACTGCCGGCAGCCTGACGGCCCGTTGCGAGGCCGTCCGGTGGTGCTGTCCGACTGGCAGTACTGGCTGGCGGCGAACCGTTGGCGCATCCGCGAGGACGCCCCATATGTGCCGCCCGAGGAAGTCACCGTCGACAACCCGATGGTGCTCAACCAGGCATTCGAATACCGCATGACGCTGACCGTCGGACCGCAGAAATGGGGCAAGGGGCCATGCACGGCGTTCTTCACCGCCGCCGAGGGCTGCGGGCCCACCATCTTCGATGGCTGGGCGCGAGAAGGCGACGTGTACCGTTGCGCTGACAACGGTTGTCCGTGCGGCTGGGAGTGGCCGTACAATCCTGGCGAGCCGAAAGGCCGTCGGCATCCGTCGCCGCTCATCCAGTTGACGGCAAATTCCGAGGAGCAGGTACGCAACATCTACCGTCCTCTCGTGGCGACGATCCTGCTGGGCCCGCTCAAGGAGCTCATGCGCGTGAGGGACACCTTCATCCGCATATTGCAGCCGGGGCGCGAGGGCGAGGCCGACGCCTTGGACTTGGATCGCATCGACGTGGTCACCGCCTCGGCGAAATCCCGTCTGGGCAATCCGATCACGGACGCCGAACAGGACGAGGCCGGCCTGTACACGAAATCGAACGGCATGATAGCGGTCGCCACCACGCAACGCCGAGGAGCCGCCGGCATGGGCGGCCGCACGCATGCGTGGACGAACGCATGGGATCCGGGCGAGGACAGTTACGCGCAGCAGGTGTTCGAGAACGCCGAGGACGACGTGTTCGTGTTCTACCGGAACCCCGATCTCGCGAAATCATTGCGTCACCGCGACGGTCGGCCGTTGGACTTCAATCTGAAATCCGAACGGCTGAAGATGCTCGAATACGTGTATCGCGGCTCCCCGTGGGTCGACCTGAATTCCATCGAATCGGAAGCCAAGGCGCTGATGAAGACCGACCCTACCCAAGCGGAACGGTTCTTCGGGAACCGTCTGGTGCAGGGCGGCGGCGCATGGCTCGAAGACGGACTGTGGGAGAGCTGCTATGCCGACGCATGAACTCTGGTTGCCGAACCCGCCAAAAGGCACGCGCGTATGCGCGGGCTTCGACGGCTCGGAGAACGACGACTGGACATGCATCAAGATGGAGACCCTCGACGGGCTGATATTCACTCCACGATACGGGCCCGACCAGCGTGCGACCATCTGGAACCCGAAGCAGTGGGGCGGGCGCATCCCCCGCGCCGAGGTATCCGCAGCATGGGCGGAACTCAACGACCGCTACAGGATAGAACGCGCCTACTGCGATCCCGGCTTCCGCGACGAACTGTCGTGGGAGTCGGAGATAGAGGCATGGGATCGCGCCTACGGGCCGAAGAAATTCATGCCATGGAGCATGTCGGGCAGCTCCCGCATCGGAGCCGTCTACGAGGCATTGCGCCGATTCGAAGCCGACCTGACCACACATCGCATCACACAGGACGGCTGCCCCGTCACCCGCACCCACATGATGAACGCGCGAAAGGTCGCCAAGACCCTGGAACGCTACGGATTGGCAAAACCCCAGCAGAACAGGAAGATAGACGCCGCCGTGACCAGCGTGCTCGCCCACGAAGCCGCATGCGACGCGCGAGCCGCCGGCTGGGGCGCTCGCAAACACAATTACATGCTTACCGGATCATCGACCAGGAGGTGACGATGGAATGCAGCCAGCAGGATCTGACCGCATTGGCGAACCGTATGGCCGACAAAATCCAGTTCCGTCGACCCAGCATCGGCACGCATACCGATTACGTGCTCGGCAAACGCGGCAAACTGAAGTTCGCGTCCAAGGAATTCAAACGCTATATGAGCGACCGGTTCTCCGATTTCTCGGACAACTGGTGCCTCCCGGTGGCGCAGGCCCCGGTGGAACGCATCAAGTTCAAGGGCTTCGTCCCATATGATGACGTGAAGCTCGGCACCGGCATCATGAAATGCCTCGACCGCAACGACTTCGAACGCGGACTGCAGGAAGCCGCGCTGATGATGACCACCACGGGCCGCGCGTTCGCCTTGGTCACGCAGGTCGACGGCAGGGCCCGCATCACGTTCGAGCACCCGGACAGCGCCGCAGTCATCTACGATGCGCGCACCGGCCAGCCGTCAGCCGGGTTCCTCATCCAGCAGGGCGACGACAAGGAGTACGGCACCCTCATGGTGCCCGGCTGGACGGTCAGCATGGAACGTAAGAAGATGCTCGATCTGACCGACCAGCGCGTGCCGCCCGACGTGTATGGCTGGAAGATGAATGACCCTCAGCCCACCGGTCTGGACACGATTCCATTGCGCGAGTTCCGCAACCAGATGCTATTGGACAATGCGCCGATCAGCGACATCGCGCACGTCGAATCGATGCAGGACACGGTCAACGTCGTATGGGCCTACCTGCTGAACGCATTGGACTACGCCTCACTGCCGGCACGAGTCATCCTCGGCGGAGACCCGCTCGTCGAGCCCGTCTACAACGAGGAGGGGCAGCAGGTCGGCGAGAAGCCCATCGAACTCGACAAGCAGGTGCTGGAGCGCATTTACCAGTTCACCGGCGACAACGTGAACCTGGGCGAATGGTCAAGCTCGAACCTGAACGTGTTCATCCCGGTCATCGAGAAGGCCGTGGAACATATCGCCGCCGAAACACGCACCCCCGGCCATTACCTGCTGACGAACGCGGAGGTTCCGGCCACCGGATACGAGGTCGCCGAAGCCGGCCTCGTATCCAAGACCATCGAACGCATCAGCTTCCTGAAATCCCCCATCCGCGACATCTGCAGCATCGCCATGCGCTACGAGAACGACGCGAATGAGGCGGACATCATCGCCGACTCAAAGGTGCAGTTCGCGACCCCGCAGTATCGCAGCGAGACGCTGATGGCGGACGCGATGCTCAAGTACAAGCAGCTCGGCTTCCCGATCCAATGGGTCGCGGAGCAGATGGGGCAAAGCTCGGACGAGGTGCAGCGCATCATGCGCATGCGCGCCGACGAGATGGCCGACCCCGAACTCGAATCGTTGAACCGTGCCCTGCAGATCGGAGGCGCTGATGGCGGTCGAATCGCAGGTGCTGGCCTACAGTCAGAAACGGCTGGCGACGTTGGAGCTGGCGGCGGACAGGGCCGCGCGCAGAACATGGAACAGGGTCGACGCCAATAACATCCAGGCGTCGTGGAAGTCGATAAGCCGCGACTTCCTCACCCTGTTCTCCACCATCCAAACCAAGTCGGCGGAGACGGCCATCGACGCGAGCGGCATGATGCTCGCCGAACAGGGCGTGTACGTCACTCCCCATGCTTTGGCTAACCCGAACGCATTCGCAGGCTGGGCTCCGTCCGGCCTCGACATCGCATCCTACTTCCAATCCCCCGTGTTCGCCGCCTTGCACGCGATACGCACCGGCAGCTCCCCGTTGGAGGCATTGGAATATGGGCGCAACCTGCTGGTCATGCTTACCTCTCTGGCCGTCATGGACACCGCCCGCCAGGCGGAGTCACTGGACATCACCAGCCGGCCCAAGGTCGGCTACGTGCGTGTCGAATCCGCCACCTGCTGCGACCGATGCATGCTGCTGGCCGGCAAATGGTTCCGATTCAACGAGGGGTTCCTGCGCCACCCCCACTGCCACGGCCGCCACGTGCCCTGCAGCCAGGGCATGGCCAAACAACAGGGGTGGATCAGCGACCCTATGGAGGGTTTCAAAAGTCTCTCCCGTGAGGAGCAGGACAAGCGCTTCGGCGCGAATTACGCGCAGGCCATCCGCGACGGGGCCGACATCTACCAGGTCGTCAACTCGAAACGCGGCATGCAAAGGGTGGGCAAAGGCTATACGGCGTTGACCACCAGCGAGGGCACCACCCGATACGGGTGGGCCAGCATGCAATACGCGCAACAGTCCGGCCGGAGGATGAAACGCCGCCTGTCCATCGACGGCATCTACTCGCTGACCGGAGGCGACCGGGAGAAGACCATCTCTGCGTTGAAGGCCAACGGATATTTCGTGGACAACGACTGGCGCGGCAAGGTGCCCGAGATCCGCAAAAGCATGTGGCTGCACGACAACACGTACCGGCAGGGGCGCGTCGAACTGTTGACCGCCGCCGAGAAGCGCGTTCAGACCG